AGAAATGACCAGTGATAGGTTTCCTTGGTTTTATCATGAGGGTAGAGTAAACGATGATGACAAATTGCCTGCCTTAACTCATGGTTTTTACGATAATAATTTTCTTATTAGTAATTGGTATAAATTATTAGTACCTATTGTTGATAAATGTAAAATGAGGTCAATTGTTAAAATCAAAGCGAACTTTGATTATAAAAATACAAAATCATTTAAAACAAATCTACATACAGACCTTACACCACCATTAGAGAATTTTAAGACAGGCGTATTTTATCTAAATGATAATAACGGAAAGACTTATTTTGAGAATGGTGATGTAGTAGATAGTGTTGCTAATAGATTTGTTGAGTTTCCACAAGATTTAAAACATGGCACACAAACACATACGGATACAAATTATAGAATAATAATCAATTTCAATTGGTATAGTTAGAGGAGAAAAATGAATAATCAACCATATCATAATAAAGGATTCGGAAAGGCCTTTTTTTGGATTATTGTCTTGACTTTTATATTGCCACTTGGTAGTATGATGTTTATAGATGATACATTTGCAAGAGTAATAAAAAAGTATGGTGACCCCATTCGCAGCGAGTGTTGGGAAAATAGTAAACATGAACGTGTTTGTAGGGGAGAAAATACTTGTAAATTTGGTAGAAATTTTTGTACACCAAATGTTTACAGATGGAGAGAAGATTGAACTTTTTTTATTTAGATGAAGACCCTTTTAAGTCTATTGAGTACCATTGCGATAAACACATTGTCAAGATGCCTACAGAGTACAAACAAATGTTATGTACTGCACATAGAGTTCTTGACGGTGAGTTATATATTGATAGAACTAAAAATGGTGCAAGGATTAAAAGATGGAAACATCCAGACCAAAAGATGAACAAACATCTCTATCTTGCTGGTCATGTCAATCATCCAACTAATATTTGGTTGCGAGAGTGTAAAGAAAACTATATGTTAATGTTCACTTATTATAAGTTGATTTGTGACGAATATACATATAGGTATGGAAAAGAACATGGTGCAAAAGATTATTGGTGGTTACTACGAGAGCCACCAATAAATATTCCTACACTTGGATATAATACACCAGTTCCACAAGCTATGAAAGCATTTCCAGAATGTATGGTAAAGGATGATACTGTACAAGCATATCGCAACTTTTATAAGGTTGCAAAAAGGAGATTCGCAACATGGAAAGAAAGACCAATACCAAAGTGGTACATGACCCAGAGCCAGAACGATACTATGATTGGATGCTCTGGAAAATGAGACAAGAGAGAAACAAAATGTCAGATGACCCATTAGATTCACCTACTGATGATGTAAGTAAAAATGATTTAATTGGATGGATAGAAAAACCATTTTTATCAAAAGAAGAGATGTGGATGAGGGAAGTTGCAGAAATGCAAAAAACTAATCACAATCTTATGATGAGGATAAAAGAACAAGCAGAAGAAATACAGAAGTTAAAGAAGAAGATTGAAAATGCCGAATTATAATTTTGTAAATACTGATACTGGAGAGGAGTTTGAAGAATTTTTTACTATCTCTGGAAGAGAAGAATTTTTAAGAGATAATCCAAACATTCAACAACTCCCATCTTTGTTTGCTCTATCTGCATCTGGAACTGGTGATAGAATTAAAAATGATGGTGGATGGAAAGAAAATATGTCTAGAATTGCTGAAGCACACCCTGGCTCTCCACTTGCAGAAAAGTATGGGAAGTCATCTATAAAAGATATAAATACTAGAAACGTATTGAAAAAACATGGGGTAGTTTGATGGCGAAAAAACAAGACGTAAAAATTGATGATTTGGTTTCTATTAAACCAATTACAGATAATCAAAAAGTTGCATTTAAAGAGTGGAAAGATAATAAAGAATTATTTCTTCATGGTGCAGCTGGAACAGGCAAAACTTTTATTTCTTTATACCTTGCACTTGAGAAAGTATTAGACCCAAGTACACCATATCATTGTGTGTATCTAATTCGTAGTGCAGTACCCACAAGAGAAATCGGTTTCTTGCCAGGCGATGAAGAAGACAAAACTGCATTGTATCAGATTCCATATCAGAACATGGTGCAGTTTATGTTTGAACAACCTAGTGACCAAGCATTTACAATGTTGTATGATAGACTAAAAGCACAAGGTTCTATTATGTTTTTGACAACATCATACTTGCGAGGTATCACATTAGATAATGCAATTATCATAGTTGATGAATGTCAGAACCTTAACTTTCATGAACTAGATACAATCATGACAAGAGTTGGTCAAGATAGTAAGATTATTTTTTCTGGTGATTTCTTTCAATCAGATTTAACAAAAAACGCAGATAAAGATGGTATGCCAAAGTTTATGGATATCATTGAAGAGATGGACGAATTTGCATCAGTAGAATTTAATATTGGTGACATTGTTCGTTCTGGTTTAGTTCGTAGTTATTTAATTAGTAAAACCAAAAAAGGGGTTGAAGTATAATGGCAAAAATGTTTAGAACAGCTGCAGTTCATGAACCTGTAAAAAAGGGTACTTCAATCGGAAGAAAACCAATAACTTCTACAATGAATAAACATAAAAGACGGAGTTATAAGAAATATAGAGGACAAGGAAAATGAGTAATTTTGACGAATGTCTACAAATAATTTTACATCATGAAGGCGGATATGTGAATCATCCAAAAGACCCTGGCGGCGAAACCAATTTGGGAGTAACTAAAAGAGTTTATGAAGAACACGGCGGTACTAAAGATATGAAAGACTTGGAGTTTGAGGACGTTGCTCCTATCTACAAGAAATCATATTGGGATAGAGTCAAAGGCGATGAACTTCCTGCTGGTCTTGACCTTTGCGTTTTTGATTTCGGTGTTAACGCTGGAACTGGTAGAGCAGCCAAGTATCTGCAAACTATGATTGGTACAGTTGCAGACGGTGGCATTGGCCCAAATACTTTGAGAGCACTTGATGAATATGTTTCTCTTCATGGAATTAATGAAACTATAGAGAACTATCAAGCGAACCGTCAGAGGTACTATGAGAAGTTAAAAACATTTGAAACCTTTGGTAGAGGTTGGACAAGAAGAGTTAATGAGACTACACAATCTGCACTAAAAATGACTTGACTTTTGTAATTACTTATGATAATCTGGTAAAAATTTACCAATGAGGATATTATGCATTTTAAACATAAACCAGTTGAAATTCAAGAATTATCAACACAAACAATAAATCGTAAAAGATTTTATCGAACACCAGAAGGGAAACTTTACCCCTCTATCACTACTGTACTTCAAAAACAAAAGATGAAAGGTCTTATGGAATGGAGACAGAAAGTTGGTGATGATGTTGCAAACTACATTGCAAGGACAGCTGCAAATAGGGGTACTAAAGTACACCATATGTGTGAGGATTTTTTAAATAATAATTTTGATGAAGAAATACATAAGAAGAACTTTCTTCCTTATGTTCTTTTTGGTCAAATTAAACCAGTACTCATGCAAAAAGTGAATAACATATTTGCACAAGAATGTGGATTGTATTCAGATAAATATAGAGTAGCAGGTCGAGTAGATTGTATTGCAGAATACAATGGAACACCATCTATCATAGATTTTAAAACATCAACAAAAGAAAGAAATGATGAATGGAATGAGTCCTACTATATTCAAGCATCTGCATATGCAGAAATGTTTGAAGAACGAACTGGAATTGAAATCAATCAGATAGTAATTTTAGTTGTAACCGAAGATGGAATCGTTCAAGAGTTTGTTAAAGACAAATCCGAATATCTGGAGAAATTAATAGATGCAGTAGATGATTTCACCACAGATTGGGAAAAAGAAAATGAAATGGTTCATAATAGTGGTAATGACAACGCAGCTTAACTCTGGAAAACCAGAAACACCTTTGTGGATACCTTATCTACAATTTAATGAGTATGAGGAATGTATGACATTTGCAAGAAATAATCAAATAAGATTATTCCAAAAGTCAGCTCAAGCATATCAAGGTTCAATTCTTCCTACAAAGTTAAATTGTGTAAACGAAGAAATCATGAAAGAGATAGGACAAATATACAATGAAAAAGGTGTTTAGTACGTTAGGACTACTATTTGTTCTAACAACAAGTGCATATGCAGAACATGAAAAGAATACATACAATTCACAAAAACCAGTAACTTGTATGACACCACAACAAATGTTGGCAATTGTTGATAAACAATTTAATGAAGTACCGTATATACAAGGTGATGGACTTGCAGCTGCAACAGATGGAAAACAGTTCATAAATACACAAGTTATAGTTTCTATTAATCCAGAGACAAGAACATTTACTGTAGTAGAAATTATTAATCCACAACTTGCTTGTGTGATTGCTGGTGGTGAAAATGTTAGAATTGTTCTTAAACCTTCTGAAAAAACCAAGGTATTATGGGAGAAATAAATGTACGAGTATAAATGTAAAATGGTTAGAGTAGTCGATGGGGATACAGTTGATGTAGACATTGACTTAGGTTTTGGTGTTTGGTTACGAAAACAACGTATTCGTATGTATGGCATTGATACACCAGAATCACGAACATCTGACAAAGTAGAAAAGAAGTATGGACTGGCTGCAAAAGACTTTTTAGTTAAGTGGACTAATGCTGGTGACTTAACTTTGAGAACATTTAAAGATGGTAAGGGTAAGTTTGGACGTATTCTGGGTGAACTCTGGTTTGGTGGAACTCATAATATCAATCAAATTCTTGTAGATAATCACCATGCAGTACGTTATCATGGACAATCTAAAGAAGATATTGCAGAAGAACATCTTGCAAATAGAGAAAAATTAAACTTGACAATAGAAGAATAATCTGGTATAAATAGAATCACAATTTGATGATACAAATCGAAGGACGAGCAGGACATGGGGGCAGTACCCATCGCCTCCACCATAACTACTCTTAGATGAGATATTGAATCACTGCATGAGAGTAGTTATTATGGGGGCGAAATAGGTTCGACTGGCGTAGATAGAGGAGAGTAGAATTGTCGGATGACTGCGTAATAGGTCAAAACTGTAAATGCAAACGATAACTTTGCACCTGTAGATTACGCTCTCGCAGCCTAATCGTACTGAGTTTTGGTGGTGTACTTGGAAACAGAAACACCACCACCTTTTAAAGATGGAGTTTTAAATGAGAGAATTTGTTTACGATAGTTGGAATAGTGTTATGAACGCAGAGAAAAACCCTCTGAGACATATTCCAGATTTGCAGACCAGACATATGGTTTTACAAATATTAGCATGGATGTGGGCAACAACATTTGCATTATGGATGGGAAGTATCTATGCATTTGGTATTTCTACCATCGCACACTTGGTTATAATTGCAGCTATTGTAGTAACAGTTGGAACATTTGAAACTGCAAAACGTAGACCTAC